CAAGATTGTGCCACTCCGTCTAGTCTCTGAACCTTCCTTGGACACTTCCAAGGCTTGGATGCTGATTGCCTTATCTTTACGACTTAGGTTTCCAGCAATTCTTCCGATTTTCATTACATCGTCACCGATGATAATGGGGCAGATTTTACAAAACCCTCACTGTCAGTATCTTCTTGCATGGCTTTCACTTCGTCAAGACTGGCAGTTTTCCAGAACACATCGTCGCTGGGGCTTCGCATCCACTTAATAAACGTGTCGGTCTGGAAGTCGGCCTGTTCTTTTTCAGTCACGCCCATTTTTTCCTGAACCCACAGGGGCTGGGCCATTGCTGGTAAGCCTTTTACCCAGGAGGCGGGCTTGTACGATGCTTTTGTTCTTGACGTTGAATCATTGGGATCGTAAACGGCGACGTCCTTGTCGGCCACTGGAACACTGTTTAAGGGTTTGTTGAAATCGCCCTTCAGTGTTTTGAGTTGTGACTGTGCCTGATCTATTTGGTCAGCGTTAGCCATTTTTGACTGTGCGTCTGCTATTTGTCGCTCGAATTCCTCGACGTTACCGTCGGTGAGCGATGCTTCGGCATTTGTCAGAATGGCGTTCGCCTCTTTTCTGATTTCTGATGTATTCAAAACGATATTTTCCTTTCGCTATTGGGTTTTATTTTTAATTCCAAACATGGCGAGCCGCGCCCGTGCTAACCTGATCTGACGTTCGGCCGTGTCCGGGGCGGTCGATTCCTCGACCGTGTCGGAGGCGGTGTCGTCGGGATCAGAATCGGGGTCGTCGTCGCCGATTGCTGGCTCAAATTTAATGCCGTCGTGGGCCGCGCACCATTTGCGGGCGTCGTCCTCCGACCATTCGTCGACCGGGAATCTATAGGACGCGATGTCCCAGTCGCCCGTGTCTTTTTCCCTGCCGTATAAAACAACAATCGAACGGCCTTCGTAATCGCCGTCCTCGATTGTTTCGGTCGCCGTGCGGAACCTGTCAAATTCCCCCGGCTCCCTGATCCTGCAAGCATGAAAGTTTGGATATGGTTTGGAATTATCCGGGATATCAGCCGATCTCAATTCCGAAGGTTTCCGATTAGCATCCCTGAGATGCCGCGCCAGATGGTTATATACACCGCGCCGTTCGTTTTCGGGGATTGATGTTCGGCGGGCGTTCAGATTTGCGAGGGCTGACGTTATTGCCCTGACATTAGCCGCGCCCAGTTTGCCGTTCTTGCCGATATGGTGATGTAAGAATTTATAACTTGATTTTGATTCCGGGTCGCCTTCGGAATCGACCCAAGCATGAGACGCCCGCAATATCGCCGCGCCGCCCTTAAGCCGTGTCCGCATCAGGCCGCCGTCCCACGCTTCTTCGACCCATGCGGTCAAGTGGCTGGGGATCGCTCCTTTTTCCTCGTCGAGTTCGGCCGACTTCGCCGCGACCGTTGAGGTCGACGGGGAAGCCCCGCGAATAACTGTCGATACTTCGACCCAGTCAAGGTTTGATATACGCCTCGTCACAGTCGAAACGTCGGAACCTTCGTGGCTGACGTCCTTGTCGTCGGGGATATTAAACCCGACCGACCATTCCCTGATAAAGTCGCCTTTAACATTAGAAAACGCGTCGCGCCCGGCTTCGGTGTCCATGTTCATTTGAATCCGGGCAAATAAACGATACTCCTCGTCCTCCACTAATTCGGGCTGGGCGAAAACTACTTTTCCGACGAGTTTTCCCTGATCATGGCCCGACAGTACAGGGATGGGTAAATTGTCGCGTATGGACGCGTTGAACGCCCCCGGATCGACTATGTCACCGTCCGCGTCGTTGACGCCCATTGTGTTGACATATGCCTCGACAATGCCTTCGGCCTCGTCGACTGCTTTTGCTGATGCAACTAATGTTTTACGAATCATATTTGCTCCTCTGGTTTGTATCCTCTGGGCATTGGCATCCAGTTCAGAGTCCCGTTCGGATGGTCGTCGATATTCTGCGCGTCCTCGAGGCTGTATATCTGGCCGTTGCGTTCCTCACAGGTTCGGCCGTATGGATCGCCGGGGTCGATATAATCATCGTCAGGATCGCCGTCGACGTCGTCCGCCTGTACATACGCGAAACCTTGCTCCTTATAGAACCCGACCGTCGATTGATTCTGGGTTCGCATCACTTCGGTTCTAGCAATCAATCGCGCCCTGTTCTGTGTCTCAGTCAATACCGATCTGATACCTGGGAAGTTATCGTCAGGAACACCCCGCGCCAGTTGTTCGATTGAATAACCGCGCTCAAGGCCGATCCCGATCGCTTTTCCGATTGCCTTCGATGTCGTCCTGTGGATCATCGCCGCCCGTGTCGGAGCTGATGTCAGGATGTTTTGAATTGTCGGTAATTTATCCGACCACGGCAATTCCCCGGCAATGCCGACAGTGTTGATTGTTCCGAATGTCCGTTTGCTCACGCGCCGATACGCCTTCTCGAGTATCGTTGACATATTCCCGGTCTCGATTGGCGGGAGCATATCAATCGGCTGGAATGGATAGTCTTTTGTGGTCGTGGTGTTGCGCTCCATATGGCGTCCCAGGATGCCGTCTACACGGTTCCTGATGCCTCTGAAGTGTGTTTGCACCTGACGGGCTAAAACGTCGGCCTCCTCCTCGCGTTGCTTAATCATCTCGCGCCGTAGAATCTGCCCACGCGGTGCGACCCGCGGTTTTTTTTTAGCCTCGATAATGTGCGAAACTGATTGCTCGACCGGGGCCTCATCGACTGCGACCGTTGCCGATTGTCCTTCGGCGACTTCCATTACCGCCGACGGAACCCGCCTGATCGCGCCTTCGGACACCGCATCAAAGCCCAGCTTTTCGCGGGCTTCGTTCAGCGTGATTATTCCCCCGGTAAATAACGAGTTGACCTGTGCGGTTGCCGCGGCCTGATCGTCGAGAACTCCGCGCATCTGCGCCCAGTCGACCGATAGTGTTTCGTTTCCTGTGTATTCGTCAAATAAATTGCGGTTGAAATATCTGAGGATACGAGCGACCAGCGGCTCGAGTGTTTCGGAATGAAACGCCAGACGCGCCTCGCGGTAATTACTGAACGTCGAACGCTGAAGCCCTACGTTCGCCCCGACCAGAATAGCAGGAACCCCAAAGACCGCGCATATACGCGATTCTGTAAGGTTGTGGAGGTCATTCAACGCCATGTCCTTCGGGCTGTTCGCCATCGGTTGATACTCCGCGTCGTCGTCGAGTATTGCGACCCTGTGAAAGTTGTTAACGCCGCCGAACTGCGACCGCCATCTCGAGCGAATCGTCGACGCTTCCTCCTGGGAGGATAACCGCTTTTTAAGTTTCAATAGCCCGGACGGGACGCCCGCGTTCGGAAATATACCTTCGCGAAATCGGTCATATTCAAATCAAGATTGACGTTACGCGATAAAACCTGTAACGGGCTTAAACCGTACAGGTCGCCAGCCGGGTTCGGTAAAGATAGGTGGCACATATTCGCCGCTTCGATTTCGTACCGCTTGCCGCCGACTTCGTAGATGTATGAGTCGGCCCCGTAATCGCCCGCCACAATCGTTACCCTGTCGGGCCGTAGCAAATACAGCGACGACACCTGATTCGACCGGGCGCGTTCCTTGATGGCGTAAGCGTTGCCCGCGACCATTAGATACGTGACCAGTTGTTCAATGAACGAATACCAGTCATGATAAGGATTAGGCTTCGACGTCAGGTCGTAGAGTAAGCCGCGGTCGATCTCGATCGTTCCGCCGTCGGTCGACGGGGCTTGGACAAAATACCGGGGCGAAGCCGCGGCCGTTGCGAGTTCCCTGATACAAGCGTGGACGATTTCGTTCTTGTTATATCCCTCAGATGCGAAGTTCTCATAATTGGAGTCGGGGTATGTAGCCTGTCCGACGTCAAGGTTCAATGGAACCGTCGTCGACAGTTCCTGATCCTGTTTTGTGATCCAGTTGTCCCAGAACGGCAAACGTGACCTCCTCCGACGTTCGGGCTAATTGCCGCGGACACTTCGTCGGGTTCGGCCACTGATGCCAAAAACAATAACACCCGCGCCGATGTTACGTCAACGCGGGTGTTGGTGGGTTTGGTTTTATTTGGTCAGTGTTAACTTGACTTGGATATTGCCGTCATACTCGCCAGTTCGTCCCGTGGCATCCATCGCCAAATTCTTAATATCTCTGTAGTTTTCAGTCCAAACGTTGGAACAAGTTTGGCATCGGCCCAAATTCGAAGGGACTTCGTCACAGTAGCAACCCGATGGAGTTGGAATAGATGCCTCGATGTCAAGCCAGCCGCTTCCAGTTCCTCTACCGTGACTCACTCGAATATCCTGAAATCGATTCGTCCAGTTTAGAATTCTTTTGACTTTCAAATTCTCTGTTCTTTTTGCTGTAGCGTTCATTGTTGTTCTCCTCAGTGATTTGATACATCCAATATATAACAGATGATATATAGGTGTCAATACCCTGACGAGTATTTATAACAGCAATTACGGGGATTCGTTTTTTGTCTTACAGCGCGTACAAACGATCACGGTTCCCGCCCCGGCCTTTTCCGCGAGGAGTTTCCCGCAATTGGAACAGCGCATCTCCTGGGAATCAGTCATCCCCGTACCATTCGTCGTCGAAATGCTTCGGCAGCGCGCCCCAGCGGTCGCGGGCGTGGCCGTACCGTGTCTGAAAGTCGGCCGTCGGTGAGGCATCTCTCAGGCATCGATAGTGCTTATTAATAAGCTCATTACCGCACCAGGAACAAATCTTCGGGTTGTGACATTCGCAGTCGCACCCGGCACAGTCGACATGGCCGCCGTACAGACAAATTAAAGTCGTTACCATACACCGACCCCGACCGCGGCGTTCTGGCCGTATACCGCCAATGCTAGGGCCATGACACAGTCATCATGCAGACCATCCGGGGCGGAGTATCGAACGCCAGTCCTTGTATACTCGAACGCGAACGATTCCAGTTCCGACACGATCGGCCCGTCAGGATATTTGATTTCCGACGTCTGGATCGCGACCGCCAGACCCTCCATTAATTTTTGCTTTGATGTCTGGGAGAAATTGTAGCCCTGCACGTTTGATATCTCACGTTGCAACCGCTCGACGATCGGGTCGCCGACGCCCGTCGAATCAATAACCGCCGGGATCAAACCGATTTCATTGACCAGACGTTTGACGGTTTCCTCCCACGGCCACTGATAGCGGTCGAAACGGCAGACCGTTCCCTGATCGTCGAGGCCGATAACGACCGTCCAGTCAACGGACTTTGCGAGGTCGACACCGTACACGACAGGCGGACGCCCGGACATATCACCGACGCAGGATCGGATTGATCCCTGCCCGAACGGGTTTCCCCCGTCGTCGCTGGGTTCCGCGTAATACAACTCCCTGAACACAGCGTCAGGTAATTGACGCCGTGCCTGTTCGACCTCGTCCGCCTGTACGATCCCGGCGTCGACGGCGTCCTCCGCCGTCAGCTTCGCATAGCCCCATCCCGGTTCCCCGCCTTCGGCCCGACGCGCCATCGAATACGCCCAGTTCCGCCGACCCTTGACGTTGCCTATAATCCGCACAGGCCCACGCGTTGCCGTCAGCGTTGTCCGCACCGCAAACCACGCCTCCTCCCGCATCCTCGAGGCTTCGTCCAGCACGGCCGCGTATACATCCTCACCGTATAAGTTGTCAGGCTTCTCCGCCGACTTAAACGCCAGCGTCGCACCGTTAAGAAGCGTGATCGTCAACTCCGATTCGTTCGCCGTGTAAAGCTCCTGGGATAATCCGCGCTTTAAACGCCTGAACGCTATTTTCGCCTGTGGATAAACAGGACTGATCCACCAGAACGACTGGCCCCGGTAACCATTCATAGCGGCTTCAAGTATCCAAACGATGCACGCCACAGTCTTCCCACATTTTGTTGATCCCTCGATCACGGCATAGCGTTCGGGGCCGAATATCGCGGCCTGTTGTTTAGGATAAAGCCGGGGCCGCTTGTATGTTATCGTCGGTGTTGTCATTTCCGCTTGCCGCCTCGATATTAAATGTAACATCTCCCTGGGTTAACTGGATTGATCGCTGGTCGATTGTGATTAACGGCTCCTGTGGGATAACGCCGTTAATTTCGGATATCCTGTGCATGATCTTCAGAACGGTATTAGTCGCCGCCTCATCGCCTGTCAGGGCCATCGGCCACCATCGGGCGAGTAACGTCGTGTAGCGTTCCATCTGTAGCCCCCGGATTTGATCGGCCGTCCCGACGTGGCGTTCCGCCAGATCGTTCATAGCCTTTTTTAATTGTCTATGAACGTATGCCTTATCAATTGACATATGCGCGGCGATCTGGCGTTCAGTCGCCCCGCCCTTATACAACTCGAGCATCTGGTAACGACGCTCCTCAGTTTTCATTTTTGACCGTACCGACGACGTGTCGTTGTATTTGCGCTTCTGCATTAAGCCTTCACCGCCTTTTCCCCGGTGTAATCCTCCCAGCGTTTGATTGTTACGTCGCAATACCTCGGCTCGATCTCCATCGCATAGCACCGACGGCCCAGACGCTCGGCGGCGATGATGGTCGT